GCAGGCAAACAAAAAGCCGCGACACGTCGCGGCTTTTTGTTTCATCTTGGCGCCCGAAGTTGGACTCGAACCAACGACCCCCTGATTAACAGACGGAACGAATGGGCTTTGCCGCGACTTGATTCCTTGGGCAAAAACAGGCTTACGCCGTTGATTTTGAACGACATTATGGTGGTGAGTCTGAGGGTTTGAGCTTGCACAGCTTTGCACTGTTGTGCGCAGAAACCGTGTTCAGACGGTGTCGCAAACGTCTAGGAATCCAACCCATGAAAGCAAAGATCACTCAAGCGCTCGTCGAGCGGGCGCCGACGGTGGAGCGTGGCCGCACTGTCCTGTATGCCGACCCCGAACTGCGGGGCTTCTACCTGATCGTGTCCAACACCAAGCGCTCCTACTACACGCAAAGCTTAGTGCGCGGGCGGCAGGTCCGCACCAAGATCGGGGAACACCCCGCGCTGGCAGCAAAGGATGCGAGAGCACTCGCTGCCAAGACGCTGGTCGCCATGCGCGCGGGCGTCAATCCGACCGAAGAGCGCAGGAAGGCACGGGCGCGGGGCATAACACTACAGCAGGCGCTGGACCTGCATATCGCGGCAAAGAAGCTGTCGGCGAAGACTGTCGAGGGATATCGTTACAACTGTGGTCAGTACCTGTCCGACTGGTTAGACACGCCACTGGCAGAACTCGGTGCGGATCGTGCTGGGGTGCGTGAGCGCCATGCGCGCATCACCAAAAAGAACGGCGCTACTACCGCCGACGCGGTGTTCCGCATCTTCCGCGCCGTGTACAACCGCGGTCTGCGTGAGCATCCCGACCTGCCCGCCAATCCGGCAATGAATGTGGACTTCCACGGCCAGAAGCGCAGGAAGGTGGATGTCGAGGCGCATCGCCTGAAGGCGTGGGGCAAGGCAGTGCTGAGCCTGTCACCTGTCAGGCGTGACCTCAATCTGTTCATGATGCTGTCGGGGATGCGGCGCACGGCTGCCTGCGAGTCCAGCATGGAGCACATCAGAGAGGAAGGTAATGCCCTGCATGTTCCCTCGCCCAAGGGTGGTGCCGCCCGTGCCTTCGACCTGCCATTGTCATCCGCCCTGACCGACTTGGTCGCCCACAGGATCGCCGCCAACACTGCAATCAACAGGCGGAGTCCATGGTTGTTTCCTTCCGACAGCAAGAGTGGGCACGTCTCCGAGGTACAGCAGCCCGAACTGGACGGCTTGACGGGGCATGCGCTGCGCCACGCCTATGCCTCTTTGGCTTTGCAGGCAGGTGTCCCACTGCTGGAGCTGAAGTTCCTGCTGAACCACAGCGCCTCCAGCGGGGGCGTAACCATGGGATACCTGCACCCTTCGCTAGACCACCTTCGCGAACACCAAGAGAAGGCTTCCGTCTACATTCTCGACGCGCTGGGCCTGATCCACGAACCCGGATCGTGGCCGCCACGGCTCAAGGAATAGCCGCACGTTCTCACCAGATGGACCGTGTCGCTTCCGATGGCTTCGACCCTGGTGCTGAGCAGCCCGAAGCCATTCGATCACGACACGGAGCCACCTGGCCAATCTGGCAAGACGATGGTTTCCTTGGTTTTCGTTAGCCGCTACTATCGACTCAATCCTGGTCGGCAACTGACCCGGAGGATCGTCGGCAATTGCTATGGCGGTCAGAAGTGCCATCGGTGGCAAGAACAGCCGAGCCCCCCTCCGAATGACAACGGGCGGACAAGGGGCCTATCTGCGGCGAAAGGCTGAGGAGTCTCCAGTGACATGTCGTCGCTGCGAGAACGGCTGACGAGGAGACCACCGTGGCCAATCCACACGAACCCAAAAGGCTCAATCCCCAAGAACTATCTGAACTGCATGCCCTGCCTGACGACGCCGTCGTCACCAGCATCGAGGCTGCTGCCTTCCTGCGCCTGACACCCCGCACGCTGGCCTGGAGCCGTACGCAGCGCCCCGAAAGCCATCCGCCACATCTGGTGGTCGGATCGCGCACAGTCCGATACCGCATGGGCGACCTGCGGGCCCACATGAAGCGCCGTGGCGCTGATATGGAGGGCTGAGCATGGACATGAAAGAAAACGCCCGCGGGCAAGGCGGGCGCAAGGGTACGACTGACCAAGAGACGGAGCTGTCCAGGGCTCACGAGATCAATGATGTCGCTGGCTCGCCCTCACTGAAGCCACTGTTTGCATCCATGCGGGACTACGTTGAAGCAGGGCATTCCCTGATCCTCCTGCATCGCGGCGACAAGCGGCCAATCTCAACAGGCTGGACGCGCACCCAGACAGACTCTGCCGATGTGTTGGCACAGGCAGAACGCGAGGGGCTGAACGTAGGTGTTCGATTGCGTCCAGTTGACCTCGTCATCGATGCCGATCCGCGCAACTATCCTGCAGGCCGCGATAGCTTGGCTGAACTCGCCAGTGACATCGGCCTGCATTTGGATGCGTGCCCGCATGTAATCACGGGCGGCGGTGGCCACCACTATCACCTGCATAAGCCCGCAGACTTGGCTATCGTCGGTACGCTGGCAAAGTACCCTGGTGTCGAGTTCAAGACGGCAGGCCAGCAGGTTGTTGCGGCAGGTTCCGTGCACCCCAATGGCAAGCGCTACGAGTCCGAATTCTTCCTGCTCGGCCTGGATGAGACGCCGCAGGCGCCAGATTCGCTCCTGGAGCTGATCCACAGGCCCGAACTGCAACAGGGGACGGATGCAGAACTGTGGGGCGAACTCACCCCAGAGATGCTTGCCTCAGCCCTGGAACATCTCGACCCCAGCAACTTCCGCGAACATGAGGAATGGCTCAGCCTGATGATGGCATGCCATCACGCCACTGCTGGTGAAGGGCGCGAGCAGTTCATCGACTGGAGTACCGACGACCCCGAATACGCGGATCATCGCCACATCATCGGGCGCCGCTGGGATTCACTGCATTCGGCAGGGCGCGCAGGAAAGCCGATCACCGTGAAGTACCTGCACAAGGTGGTGCAGGCCGCAGGTGGGACCGTGCCACATTCAGCCCCAGAAGAGGACTTCGACATTGTGCCGTTCGAGGGCGAGCAGTTGCCCGCGATGAGACGCACTGACGCTGGCAAGATCGTCAGCAACTTCCCGAACTGCCTGAAGCTGATGCGCCATATCCGCGACCAGCTTGGCTTGGCTTATGACGAGTTCGGCGGGTCAACGCATCTCACGGCACCAGAGTTGCCATGGAATGTGGACGTGGGCCGTAGGCTGGACGATGACGTGGTGCGCCGCATCCGCCAGTACTTCGTCGAGGCTACTGACGCAAACTGGACCAAGGATGATGTCCTGGAGGCAGCACTCACCATTGCCCGCGAGAACACCGTGCATCCAGTCCGCGACTACCTGGATGGCTTGAGCTGGGATGGCGTGCCCCGCATCGACAAGCTGCTGGTGACGTATGCAGGGGCGATGGACAATGCCTACGTTCGCGCCATCGGTGCCAAGACCTTGATTGCTGGCGTGAGGCGCGTTCGACAGCCTGGTTGCAAGTTCGATAATGTCATCGTTCTGGAAGGAAGCCAGGGCAGTGGCAAGAGCTCTTTCGTCAAGCTGTTGTCGCCGCACGTCGAGTGGTTCTCGGACTCACCCATCGGCAACACAGAGTCAAAGGATGCACCCCTGTCATTGCAGGGACGCTGGATCATCGAGCTGGGGGAGATGTCCGTCCTGTCCAAGTCAGGCGTCGAGGCACTCAAGGCGTTCGTGTCGAGCAGCATCGACCATGTCCGTCGCCCGTATGGCCGCCTGCATGAAGAATTGCGGCGTCAGTGCATCTTCATCGGCACCACCAACCAGGCGACATATCTGAAGGACCAGACAGGCAACAGGCGCTTCTGGCCCGTGAAGGTCGGCGTTATCGACCTGGATGCCTTGATAGCTGATCGCGACCAGCTCTGGGCAGAAGCTGCTGCCAGGGAGGCAGCAGGCGAATCGCTGTTCCTGCCGCAGGACCTGTGGGAGATGGCAGCCATCGAGCAGGAAGAGCGTGTTTCCGAAGACCCATGGGCTGACATCTTGCGTGCCTATGTTGATCGCAAGATCGTCTGGGTTGGCGATGGAAATTACAAAGAAGTCGAGCCGATGGATCGCGTGCATACAAGCATGCTGTTGACCGATGCGCTACAGATTCCCGCAGGAAGCCTGCGTCCTGAGCATACACAGCGCCTGAAGATCGTGATGGAGAAGTATTTGGGCTGGGAACACAAGAGCAACGTGCGCGTTGGACATGAAGGCAAGCAGGGGCGCGGCTACGTGAGGCCATGACGTGAGGCTGGGCGCTGCCCTGGCTGCTGACCCTCAGTGGCCATGGGCAGCGCCCGAAAGCCTTGTGCTGCAAGGCTTGTTGCTCTGTTGCTCTTGTTGCTCTTGCTTGATTAAGACCTGACAACAGAAAAGCCCTGGCCAGATTCAGGATCAAGGGCCAGATAACTCTGGCAGTTAAAGCAAATCGAGCGCAGCAGCAGCAACGAAGCAACAAGCCTTGTTGTACAAGGCTTTCGGGCCGCCAGGCGCGGCAGCAAGAGAGTGCATCAGGCATCGAAAAGGCGAGTGCCTGGCCGAGTGTGGTGGGCGTTGCGTCAATGCAGGGAACGCGCCGAATCGTCGTCCAACTGCGCGCCAGACCTCTCCCTCGCGCGCGTGGACTCAGGCCATCTAATCGGGGTTCGGGTGGCCCATGCATCCCAAACGATTGATCGGCTTGCATAAGTGCTGGCGTGCCTCGCGCGCATGACACGGCACGATCAAGTTCAACACCACCTTTCGGGAGTTGGCCATGGCCACCAAGAAGTTCACCCCCGAGGTGCAGGAGGTCTTTCTCCAGGTTCTGGAGGACACCTCTTCGCCGAAACAGGCGGCCCAGGTGTGCGGCATCTCCAGGCGCCTCGCGTTCGAGTACAAGCAGAACGACCTGGAGTTCAGGCGCCGTTGGGAGCAGTCCATCCAGATCGCGATGGACGCGCTCCTCGAGGAGGCGTACCGCCGCGCCGTGGTCGGCGTGGACGAGCCAGTCATCTACCAAGGCCAAGTCTCAACAGAACGCGACCCACACACAGGCGAACAGCGCGCGCTCACAGTGAAGAAGCACAGCGACCGCTTGTTGGAGGTGATGCTCAAGTTCCACTACGGCGACGAGATGGCCGAACGCCTGCGCGTCAAGGTCGAGGACACAGGCCTGTCAGCAGATGGGCTGCTGCGTATGCCTGCCACTGAGCGTGCGCAACTTGTCGCCCTACTGGGCAAATACAACGCGACCAAGGAGCAAGACGATGAGTGAGAACCTGACGGTGGCCGAGGCGCTGCACCAGGCCGCGCAGATTGAGGGCATGCTCGACGCGATCGAGGGCACCTCGCCCGATGCGGTCCAGGCGATGGGCGGGCGCGACGCCCTTGCCCGGCGCAGCGAGATGACCTGCATCGGCCCGGTGCCGCGCCTAGACGCCGAAACCTGGGAGCGTATGTCGCAGGAGTACGAGGGGCGGCGCGAGCATGTCAGCATCAATCGCGGGCACTAACGGTCACGCGGTCGCCACCCTTCTATTTGAACCACTGATCCTTGATATGGTTCGATACCTCGTTGCTTAGATTCTGCCAGGCTGCATCGTTATTGGTGGCATCGACCACGAAGATGGAGTCGTTGCGATCCATCGTTGCCCAGACCTTATCGCGAGCCTGGGCTGCTGTATAGCTGGAATTGACGTACCAGACAGACTTATGGATCTTCGCCCACGAGCCTAGGGCTTTAATTGCCTCAATAACCTTCGAGTAATCCTGTCCTGGGCTGTACAGGTCGTACGACACAATCAGATTGTTCGCCATTGGTTGGCTCCCCCGTGTGCATCGGTTTGATGCCAGTAAATGGAACCACGAGCGCGTCGCAAATCCTGCGACGACTTCAACCCTCTAACATTCCATCGGCGCGCGGCGCGACGCCAAGCCCATGATTCGCAAGCCGCAGCGAAGGCGGCAGCTCCGAGGGAAACACGTCCGGGAAACGATGGCGTTTGCGGCCAGCGCACCCCGACACACTGAACGCATCCGGTCAGCGCATTGGCGCGCAGACCACCCCGCGGCTGGGGATGCGCTCGTGACAGGCGACCGGAGGACCACTACCCGCCGGAGCACACGAGCAATGAAGATCGAACTCAGCGACACCCCCCTCCTCAGCACCCAGCAGATCGGCGACCTCGCCTCGACCCTCGACCTGCTGCACAAGCGCACCCTCGCCGCGATCGAGCGGTTGAATAAGGACATCGAGACCCGCAAGCAGCAGATTGCGTCGCGCTGGAAGAGCGCCCCCGGCATCGGCATGGCCGACGTGGCGCGCTTCGCCGAGCACGAGACCCTCGCCAGCGTCCGCGAGATCAAGGACAACTCCAGGGCCGAGCTGGACAAGATCATGAAGGAGGCCGGCGCGCCGCACGCGCAGCTGGTCGGCCAGCGCCAGTTCTACGACTCCCCGGCGAAGGTCCTGGCCCGTGCGGCCCTGGGCGACCAGAAGCGCACCGAGTACCTCCAGCAGCTCCAGCACGCCGGCCCCGCCGAACTCGGGCACATGGCCCAGGTGGCCGTCGGCACCCGCAACGTCGCATTGGCCTCGGCCGTGCTGTCCCTGATCGACCGCATGCCCAGCAAGGACCGCCCGGTCGGCCCGGTGGAGCTGGCGACGGCGATGAAGCAGGACGACTTCCTCAAGGTGCAGGAGTACATCAAGCTGGGCGACGCGCGCCTCCAGGGCATCCTGGTCGCCATCCGCGCCTGGCACGCCGGCAAGTCCAACCCGCTCGGCTCGGTGCAGCTCGCCATGCGCGAGCGGGAGATCGACCACGACGTGATCGGGGGCGACGGCGATGACTGACCGACGCGCCCACTACCCGCCGTGCCACCCGGCGATGCTGGCACTCGCCGCCCTGGTCGCGGCGATCCAGCACAGGTGCGATCCGTTCCCGAGCTGGAGGCGGCCGCCGCCCGCAACGGCGTGGCCGTCGGCTCCGAGGAGTTCGACGAGGCCGCGAAGCTGGCCGGGCAGCCCTACTGTCGCGCACTGGACCTGTACGTAGACCGGGAGACCAAGCGCAGGGCGGACGCCCTGGGCTCGGGGATGGCGCACCTGGCCTTCCTCCCGGCCTGACCCGAGCAAACCCGGCCGGGTTGGTTAGGTGCGCAGAGGGCAACGGGTGGCCCGGCCGTGTTTCGGAGGGGGTGTCGTCACGGCACCCCCTTCTTTTTCATTGGCTTAGGGAGTCCTACCCGCCGACGGGCAATTAGAACCCTCAATTCCGGGCCTACCCCGGCTCCCAAATCTCACCTAGCGCGACACGATGCCCCTATAACCCAACAGTAGGAGAGCACCATGAAGCTGGAAGATATGCCCACCAAGGAACTGCTGGCCCTGCACAACCGCATCGCCGACAAGCCCGCCGGCCCGAAGACGTTCGCGACTCGGGCCATGATCGTGGCCCGGATCGAGCAGATCACGGCAGCCAAGGACATCGACCTGGCCTCGTCCGGGCAGCCGAAGAAGCCCAAGGCGACCGCAAAGCGCACACAGCCGAAGGCCGACGCCGTCGAGGCTGCCGAAGCCACCGAAAAGAAGCCCCAAGGCAAAGGCATCGGCGCGCTCGCACGCGCGATCCTGATGGACCCCGCTGGCTACCCGCACGCCCTCATCGCTGCGATGGTCAACGCGCAGGTGGACGGCGCGGCGGCGACAGACAAAAGCGTCCGCTGGTATGCCAACGATATGCGCAAGAGGGGCGTCGAGGTACCGCCCCGTCAGAAGCACCACCCAGCCGACATGGACGAGGAGCAGTCTGCCGAGGCACTGTCCACCGTCCAAGTTGTCGAGCATGGGAAAGACTGATGTTAGCCCTCGCCGCTCACCAGACCCGCAACCCGCGCGCAACCGATGATGTGCGTTTTCGTTCCATCCTTGACCCGCGCAGCAGTCATGCTCGCGTCCACGAACTCCCACACTTCATCCGCGCCGAGGTCCTCAGGCGCAAAGCCGAGGCCCACCGCGAAGAATTGCGCGACGTCCACGAAGGAGACCCGCACTCGCTTCTCGTCAGCTATCTTCTCGACGAATCCCGCCCCAGAAGCCGCGCCCTGCGAATTCGGTCCGCAAACGAAAAAGAACGTATCCAAGCCAGACGCCGCGACCTTCGCCGCCGCGTGCTCCACATCGTTGAAATTGAACCGTTTGTCCTTCACCTCGACCGTATGGACCAAATCTTTCGCGAGGTACACGTCGACGTCGAGAACCTCGCGCGAGGACGACCCGGCCTGATTTACTGGGTGAACCCGAATGTCGTAGCTCCTGCCGTAGCCGCGACCCATTACGTACAGAGCAAGTCCTGTGATGATCGCCGCAGATTCTCCCTCGCACGATTGAGCCACTGTTGCGGCTGCGAACCTGGTCAGCACCTTGTGGAGGGTGGCGTCTCCCTCCAGCTCCGCCACCTCAGCAACGAGGGACTTGCGCTGCATTACGTAGTAAACGGCATCTTCGAGTGCTATCCGCGCCTCCGCCTGGTTCTTCAGCTTCCCCAGGATGTCGATGCAGGTCTCGAGAGTGATTCGGTCAGAACCCCGACGTCCCCCCAAGTTTGAGTAGCACCTCAGTTTGGAGTCCAATTCCCTACCCCGAGGAGATTGGACGTGAATTCGGAGCGAAGCTGCGCATTGACCAATGTCGGATCGCAGCCCTTGAACTGCGCCTGCGGGATGGACACCGACGCGGGGCGGCCAATGCGGAAAGAACGGTAGCGACTGGGTCCATGGGACGCTCCTTGCAGGTGACCCCAGTCGCAACACGGCGGACTGGACGATGCGGCCGAGTCTAGCAAGGCGGGCGCGGTGAGACAGGCCCCTGACAGGCATCTATCGCCGCAATTTTGAAGTGACCATCGGGAAGAGGTCATTGAGGTAATGCGGCATTGCGGAGTGCCATATATCCAACAATATCAAATACTTATTTCAATTTTTCAAAGGTAATAAGAGGGTAATGCGCAGGTAACGTGATTACGTTTTGGCAGGTAATTGGACCATTGAAAAAATTCCTTATCCATCAATGACATTACCTTCTTGGCGCCTGCGAATTACCTGGGATCACCCTGGAAGGTAATCCAAAAATCATAAAATAATCAGCTACTTGGAGACGGTGCAAGCCATTGATTACCAATTACCTGTTTCCGATGGTCACCTCGAAATTTTCGTTTGGACGATCTGCACGCCGGATCGCTGACAGCAGGGGCTGGCACGCCCCTCACGGGCAGGGTTCCGCAGGGATGGGCAACCCCGCCGAACGGCCCCTGCGGCCATATCAGGCGCGGCCGGCGCTGGTCCGCAGGGGTGCAGCGAAATGCGCTCATGAAGACCGCAGGCGTGGCGGGGCGACGATTGCGCGCGCCGGGGTCTACACAGCGAATTGCCGAAGCGATGGTCGGCTCCATGCTCCCGCTCCTGTCGTCGGTGACCCAGGCGCCGGGCCTGGCGCTTCATTGAAGACACACGTGGCGCGACGGAGGCAGGAGTAGGCGGCCGAGGGTCATGCCTGCACGAAGCTTTACGGATACGCATCACAATGCGGTGCCGGCCGCGATGCCCTCGCCGATGGCGCGCGCGGGCGGCTTGTGGCAGCCTGTAGGTGCAGCACGGTGATCGGCAAAGGAGTGATGTCATGCGCAGGATGTGGATCGTGGTCGGAGATCCGACCAGTGGTGGTGGCCAGGTGATCACCGGTTCCAGAGAGACCGACGTCGACGGCCTGCCAGTCGCACGCGTCGGCGACCGCGCGACGTGCCGCAAGCACAAAGGGATTTTTGCCATCGTCGACGGCGATCCCACGATCATCATCGAAGGCCAGCCGGTCGCGCTGGACGGTGCCCACCTCGCCTGCGGTTGCACGATCAGCACGCAGCGCCAGTCGCGCAACTACGTTGATTTGGGGGGCGGAACAGACATCCAGTCGCTTGCCCCGCCTGCTGCTGAATCGACCAGTACCACCATGCCACTCGATAAGCCACCTGTCTGCCTGGAATGCCTGCTTTCAGGCGGCAGCGGCGGGGCGCCGCTGTTGAGCCGCACATGATGACCTGGCATCAGTTCGCGATCATCGATTGCGCCATGGATCCGGCCTATCTCTCCACGCTGCAACATCATGCGGCGGCGTCAGACCTCGAAATTCGCTCGTTGTTCGAGCATCAACCGGAGGCCGAGCATGTGGCCGCCTCGCCATGGTTGATCGAATTGCCAATCGGGGCGGTGCATCCGGGGCTGGATACGTGGCTAGCGCAACTTGGACGCACTGCAGCCGGTGCGACGCGCCTGGCATCGGAAGTACCCTTCGACGAACTGTTCACACACTTGGAGCAACAGCTCGACGTTGAGCTGCCAGACGGCAGCCTGGCGCTCATGCGCTTCTACGACGCGCGTGCCTGGCTGCGCTACATGGAGGTACTGACACTGACGCAGCAATTGGAACTGCTCGGCCCGATTCTCGAATGGCAGGTCATGGCGCTTGGCCAACATTGGACGCTGTTCCGAGACGAAGCGCGCAAGCTGCAGGAGGCCGCCGATGCTGCAGCTGACACCTGAGCAATACGCCAAGCTCTGCCTGCCCGATCCGGGCAGCTTTTTGCCACGTCTGGCTGCGGAAGTACGGCGCGACCACCCTGCTGCGGTGTCCAGCCGGGACGATGCCCAACTGCTGGCGGACGTGCAGACCAGCTATCGCCACGCCGTCAACGCCTTCGGCATCACTCACCTGCCAACACTGGTGGGCTGGGTCAAGGCTGATGTCGCCTGGGCGCGAGGATTGCGTGATCAGCCCCTTACCAAGGTATGGTTCGCACAGACCAACACCCCCAACCTGACAGCGGCCGACTTGCTCGCCATGCTGTCATCGGATATCGACTGAAAGGAGCACCGCCATGGTCGCCGTACCCGTTCCGATTCCGCCGCCGCCCATCACCCGCCCCGGTGGCTGGGACCCATCACAAACAGACCCGCTGGGCGGCCCCACGATCGGCCAGGTCTGGAGCAAGCTCAAGGATGCCTTGGGCGTGAAGCCAGACACAAAAGCCGAACCACGCGTGGAAGCCCGCGAGGCGGACTGCTCGCAGACCAGCAACCAGAATCAGTGCAATAGCTGCAAACTGGCTCAGGGCGTAATGGTGGCGGCAAACTATACGATCAACCTCAAACAGTACGATAATTTTGATTATCAATTACAAATTGCCAACATGAGCGCAGCGCCAGAGCGGTTTGGCTACACCTATGGCGGCTCTACGCTGGATCGCACGCGCTTGCGTGTGTTGGGCGGGAAAAATCAAATTACAATTTCAGAATGGAACTACTCCGGCGTCGGTTTCGACGGTTTCTGGCGAAGCAGCTGCACTGCCGTTGAAGCGAAAGCCGAGTATCAACAATTTTTCGATGAATTAGGGCGGGCAAAATGGTCATTTGTCAGAGAGAAAGTAGTGTTAGGATGGATTTTGCAGAAAGATCGCCAAAAAAGTGCAATTATCAATGCTGGCGATCCAGCAAAGCTGCAATGGCATTTTAAATATTATTCCTGCTGGCTTGCTGCAATAGAAGCCTTTCACAAAGATCAGACTATTTGCCGTTATACGCCATGAATATTCAATTAATTCGAGCAACCATTGATGCCTCTTTGCCCGAAGAGATTCTGGGCGTGGAAGCTGGCTATGTTCGGCTTAAAGCAATAGCCGACGCGCTTGCAAATGTCGACCCCGGTCTAAGCGCATGGTACTCGCTCCCCGATACAAAGCACGGTAAAGCGATAGCACTTTCCGACCGGGAAGATTTCATTGCCGACTACAATCGGAAAATTAAAAGCAGAGCAACAGATTCCACTGCATTTCTCTGCATGATAACAACGGCCAAGGACAATAAAGCATGGAATCAGCCAGGCTGTGCCACCATCACCTTCCATCCAGAAAACGGCAACATCAGCTGCGAAATAAACAAGCCGATAGAAGCATTCGGGCATGAAGCCATACCGAACATCATCATAAAAATCATATCGGCAATAGCAAAAACTGAAAAAGTTGTATTCGCGGCCACCAATGTAGTCTGCTATGGCAAGTCTGGAAAGGGTGTAGAAATGTACATGGGGAGCCATCAATTATTTCCCCACCGCCGCTGGCTTGGCTGGATGGGTTTTGTCCCGCACATGGTTGAACCAAAGCACATCCCGGAAGCAGCCGCCTTGATTCCGGTCGGCACCAAAGGGACCGTCATCGTGGCCGTTGATGAATGCTTCGACCTAAACAATCCGGATCATCTCAAGCGTGCCCACCGGGTTGAAGCACGCATGGCGCACATAGGCTTATTGGACGTCACTGACACGTCGCTGCTGAGCTGACAACGCTTTCGCTCCGCGAGTTATCACCACAAAATGATTAGGGCGGGTCCCCCCGCCCCATCACACTCACAGAGCAGCAACGCGCGCGCGCGCGACGTCGGCGTAGTGCTGCGTCATCTCCACACCGGTCCAGCGGTAGCCCTCCAGCTCCGCCGCCACAAGCGTCGTGCCGCTGCCTGCGAACGGATCCAGGATCCGGCCGCCCGCTTCACAGATCCGCACCAGGCTGCGCATCAATTCGGTGGGCTTGCCGGTCAGGTGATGCTTGTCAGCCTTGAGCACCGGTGTCCGCACCACGCCCGGCAGCACCGGCGCGCGGCGATCCAACGGCATGCCGCCCTTGCTACCCCACACAATGTATTCGGCCTGGTTGCGGAACCGCCCCAGCTGCGGACGCACGCCCTCCGTCTTGTCCCAGACGGCGACGCCGCGCCATTTGAAGCCGGCCGCCTGCAGCGCGTCGGTCGTAAGCGGCAGCTGCCGCCAGTCGGTAAACAGCAGCACCGGCGCTCCCTCCTTCAAAAGACGCGCGCACTCCGATAGCCACAGCTGCATCCACGCCAGGTGGCCACGCTGGTCGCGCTCGTCGCCAACGAAGTCAGCGTGCCCGCCATCTCGGCAGTACTTGGTCGATGGCGGCCGGGCACGGGCAGCGGCGGTCAGGCCGCCACTCGCATACGGCGGATCAGTGATCAGTGCGTCGAACGAATTCGCTTCGAGCGTGGGCAGGATGGTCAGGGCGTCGCCCTGCAGGAGCTGGTTTTTCATGGTGAGAGCCTTCTTGGATTCGCTCGCGGCGATCGGAGGTGAGGCTCTCGGCCTTCAGGTGATTGAGCGTGCCGCAGCGTGGGCACTTGATCTGGATTTCATCGAAGGCGCCGGCCTTGCACAGCAGGCGGGCGCATTCGCCACAACGGAGGTTCTTGAGCATTGCGTGGTCTTGCGGTGGGAAAGGATTACGCGGCTGCTGGCGGCGCGTAGGGGGTGAAGGCGATCACCTCATCGCCCACCCAGTCGTTGATCTTCAGCATGCGCGCCTGCAGCGGCTCCAGCTCGTTGGCGGCCCACACGGCAGCGGCCTCACGGATCGATCCGAAGCCGCCTGCGTTCTGCGGCACGATGCCCATGAGTTGCGGTGGGATGCGCAGCGCGGCGAGCATGTCGTCGCGGGTGATGCCTTTGATGCCGCTGAACTCGTCCTTGGCCGCCACTTCGCTGACCGGGATGAGCTTCAGCCCATCCTTGTTGCCGCCGGGCGAATACAGGAACAGGTTGCGGAAGTTGCCCGGCCCCTTGGCGCCCTTCATGGCGGTGCGCAGCGCATCGACGTCTTCCTGGCTCTGCTGCGGGTCGGTCAGGTACAGGATGAAACCGGCATGCGAGCCGTTGTTGTAGTACTTGCGGCGAAACAGCGTGGCCGATTCGTTGAGCAGCGCGGACTGCATCGCCGGCATCCACTCAGGCAGGCCGTAGAGTTCTTGATCGACATCGGCTTCGCGCAGCTGGAACACGCTGCCCGGCTCGAACACGTGCTCGTCGTGCCAGGTGCGCACCTGGAAGTACTCGCCCTCGGTGATACCGCGCCGCATGTACTTGGACAACGGCGCAGCCAGCGACAGCGCACCGCCCATGCGGTTGCGGCGGCGCTCGAGGTAGCCATTGCCCAGGGTGATCCAATCCAGCGACAGCTGCTCGAAGGCCTCACGCGTCAGGAGCCGATGCGGCTTGAAGGTGCGCGCCAGCATGTTGCGCTTGAAGATCAGCCCGGACTGCAGGAAGGGATTGCTGCGCGTGGTCTTGGACAGGCCATCCAGCGCCACCGGCGGCTCGTACCAGCGCCCGTTCTGCCAGCACTCCAGATAGTCCAGCACGCCGCGCCCATCGAGCACCGGCGTCGGGTCGCCAAAGGTGAACGCCTCGGTGCGTGCGGGCACGGCTGGCGCTGCAGGCGCGGTGGCGGGCAGCTGGTCGGTCAACATCAAGAGATCTCCATGAAGCCGGAGTTGCGCGCGGTGCGCCCTTCCAGCGGTTCGTTCTGCAGCGCGTGGAACAGTGCCCACGCCAGGTCCGCGTGGCCGGTCTCTTCCGAGCGGCCAGCGCTGAAGGTGGACTGCCGGCCACTGGCCGTCATGGTCTTGCGGATGGCCATCAACGACTGCGCCACGTCGGTCCAGCCGGCGTCGAACTCCAGCCGCCCGTTGTGGATAACGTCGAACGCCTTGAGCACCAGGCGTGTCTTCACTTCAGGCGAGTAGCTGAAGGTGACCAGATTCGGGAAGAACTGCTTCACCAACTGCGCCACACCGCTGCCCATGCCGGTGGTGTCGATGCCGATGTAGGTCACCCAGTAGCGGCGCGTGATGCGCGCGATCTCGGCTGCCTGCTTGGCAAAGTCCATGCCCCGGAACTGGATCCGCTCCAACAGCCGGAACTTGCCGCCGGGCTGCTGCGGTGGTGCCAACACAACCAGTCCGGCGGTATCTCCCGTCTCGGCGGGGTCGTAGCCAATCCACACGGCGCGATCGCCATAGGGGCGCACGGCGAACGGTTTGTAGTCCTGGCCCCACTCGACCCAGCTGTCGACCATGCACGGCTGCAGCATCGCCAGCGAGAAGATGCTGGCGCCGTCGTCGACGAACTCGCACATGAGCAGATTGGCGAAGGCGTCCGGGCTGTATTCCTCGCTCAGCTCTTCGATATCGAACAGGTCGCAGCCACGGCGCTGGGCGTCGAGGATGTTGACGATTTGCCGCCAGGCGCGGTCCTGGCAGCGGCGCCCGCCGGCCAATGCATCGTGCGAGACATCGATTTGGATCCGCTGCGCGGCCGGCTTGCCCTTGTTGCGGCGCTCGCCGGTCCAGAACGTGTAGGCCTCGTGGGCCATGCTCGATGGCGTGCTGAAGTAGGTCTTGCGCCACTTTTTGTGCATCGCCATGCCGCTGGCGACCTTGTTCAATTCGTTGAACCCGTAGGTCCAGAAAAATTCGTCGAAGTAGAAATTGCCGTGGTAACCCTGCGCGGTGCGCGCATTGGTTCCCAGGAAGAACAGCTCGGCGCCGTTGGGAAACACGATGCTGTCGCCGCCGGAGAGCGTCTCGTCGATCGTCTCGCGCACGAACTGCTGCATGTAGCCACGGAACAGATGCGCCTGTGCCTTGGATGCGCTGAGGAAGATCTGATTGCGCCCGGTGGTGAGCGCATCGATCAGCGCCTCACGGGCGAAATAAAACGTCGCACCGATCTGACGCGACTTCAGGATGACGCGGGTACGCTCGTTGCTGGCCCGGTACCAATCGCGCTGATAGTCGAAGCAGCCGTCGATGAATGCCGTGGTCAGCTGCTCGACCTGTTCCTCAGTGAAGTCGTTGCGCTTGGGCTTCTTTTTCGGCGCGGCGTTGCGATTCGCCACGGCCGGATTCAAGTCGGCTTCGTTGCCGCCGCCTTGGTAGCGCTGGATGCGCGCCTGGCGCTCCAACTGCCGATGCAGCAGATCAATTTCTTTGAAGTCGCCACCGGATTTTTCCGGTTTCATGATCAGCACGACAAGGCGCGCTTCCAGTGCACCACCGATGCGCTCCACGTTGTCTGCGCGATCCCACTCGTCACGCGACTTCCAGCTGTGTACAGTCTTCGCGTTCTCGCCGATGGCCTGCGCAATTTCGGTCACGCGCCATCCCATCCAGTACAGGAACTTGGCCTGTCTGCGGGTGTCCATCGGGAGCTGGGTGGAAACGCTCTGCATGCCGACCAGGGTGCAGCCCACCTCTTAATCCCGACAGTTGAGCGACGCGTAACCACCTTGTTTACACGGTGGTTTCGTTGCTGCGCTGTGCGTCGCGTTTGACCATGGGTCATCGCAAACGCATCCAGCGCAGAGGACACCCATGTCGGGCAAGACCAAGAAGTTCCGTTCCAACTGGTTTCGCGTGGCCGTCGAAGGCGCCACCACCGATGGCCGCACGATCCAACGTAGCTGGATCGACGACATGGCCGCCACCTACGACCGCGAGACCTACGGTGCGCGCATCTGGATCGAGCACATGCGCAGCCTGCTGCCGGACTCGCCGTTCCGGGCGTATGGCGATGTCACTGCGGTCAAGGCCGAAGAGGTCGAGATCGATGGCAGCAAGCGTCTGGCGCTGTTCGCACAGATCGAGCCGACCGCCGATCTGATCACCATCAACAAGTCCAAGCAGAAGCTCTACACCAGCATCGAGGTGCAGGAGAAATTCGCCAACACCGGCAAGGCGTATCTGGTCGGCTTGGCCGTCACTGATTCGCCCGCGAGCTTGGGTACCTCGATGCTGACCTTTGCCAGCCAACACCCGGATGCCAATCCGCTGGCCAATCGCAAGCAATCACCCGGCAACCTGTTCACCGTCGCCGAAGAAACCACGCTGGAATTCAGCGAGGTCAGCGAAGGCTCGGTCGCCAACTTGCTTAGCCGGATTCGCACCGCGCTCAGGAGCGAGGACGCAACCAACATCACTGCCCAGCAGTTCGCCGACCTCGGCCAGGGTGTCGAAGAGATCGCCGAGCACGTGCGTGGCCAGGACGAACGGTTCGCCGGCCTGCAGGCCGAACACGCCGCGCAGAAGACCAAGCACGAACAGCTGGCGAACGACCTGGCGCAGCTGCGCGAGTTGCTGTCGCAGCAGGCCGACCCCTCGCAGCCCACACGCCCGGTGGTCACCGGCGGCGGCGCGGCCGTGCTGACCGACTGCTGATCCCACACACCACACACGCCGCCAGCGCCCCACCTTCGGAGCCACCATGCAAAACGCCACCCGCCTGCAGTTCAACCAGTTCGCCGAGCAGATCGCCAAGCTCAACGGCATCACCTCCGCTTTCCACTCGTTCGCCGTCGAACCGACCGTGCAGCAGAAGCTGGAATCGCGCATGCAGGAATCCAGCGAGTTCCTGTCCAAGGTCAACATCATCCCGGTGGACGAGTTGTCCGGCCAGAAGGTGGGCATCGGCGTCACCGGCAGCATCGCCAGCCGCACCGACACCGGCGCCGGCAAGACGCGCACCCCGCGCAATGTCGCCGCGCTCGACAAGAACGAGTACCTCGCCAAGAAGACCGACTTCGACACCGCCATCCCGTATGCGTTGCTCGATACCTGGGCCAAGTTCCCGGACTTCCAGGCACGCCTGCGCGATGCGATCGTCAAGCGCCAGGCGCTGGACCGTTTGCAGATCGGCTTCAACGGCACGCACGCCGCTGCCGATACCGACCGCGTCGCGTTCCCGCTGCTGGAAGACGTCAATATCGGCTGGCTGCAGCAGTACCGCACCAACGCGGCCCAGCGCGTGCTGGCGAGCGGCAAGGCCGCCGGCAAGGTGGTCATCGGCGGTGCAGCTGGCGCCGACTACGGCAACCTCGATGCGCTGGTGTTCGATGTGGTGAGTAACCTGCTCGACCCGTGGCACCGCAAGGATCCGAGTCTGGTGGTCGTGCTGGGCCGCGACCTGATGCACGACAAGTATTTCCCGATGGTCAACAAGGACCAGCCGGCCAGCGAGAAGATCGCCACCGACCTGATCTTGAGCCAGCGCCGTGTGGGCGGCTTGCAGGTGGCCGAGGTGCCGTACCTGCCGGACGGCGCGTTGATGGTCACTTCGCTGGCGAACCTGTCGATCTATTACCAGACCGGCGGCCGTCGCCGCTACATCCAGGACGTGCCCGCGCGCGATCGCGTCGAGAATTACGAGTCCTCCAACGATGCCTACGTGGTCGAGGACTACGGCCTGGGCTGCGTGGTCGAGCACATCGAGATCGAGGCCTAAGCCATGGCCGACAGTCCCGCCAAGCGTCACCACAGCCGCGTGCTCGCCGAGCTGGAAGCGGCCCAGCGCACCCCGCACCAACTGATGGCCGGTGCAACGGCCTACGAGCAGCAGATGGCGCAGCTGCAAAGCGATCGCCTGCGGCTGAAGCAGATCCAGTCCACCCAGGGCAAGGCGGCGCTCAAGGTGCAGCTGTTGCCGACCTACGTGCCGTATCTGGCCGGCGTGCTGGCCGGCGGCCAGGGCGCACAGGACGAGATCGTCATGACGTGCATGGTGTGGCGCATTGATGCCGGCGACTATGCCGGCGCGCTGGAGCTGGGCGCCTATGTGCTCAAGCACAACCTGCAGATGCCCGACCGCTTCTCCCGCACGGTGGGCTGCGTGCTGGCCGAAGAGATTGCCGAAGCGGCGCTGTCGGCGCAGAAGACCGGCCAGCCGTTCGATGCGGCCGTGCTAGCCGACACCGCCGCGCTGACGGCCGAGCAGGACATGCCCGACGAGGTGCGCGCCAAGCTGCACCTGGCGCTGGCCCGCGCCTGCCTGGCGGGTATGGCCGACGAGACGCCGGCCGACCAGGCGCAGCCGATCGTGGCGGCGGCTGTCGCCGACCTGCAGCGCGCCATCGCACTGCACGGCAGCTGCGGCGGCAAGAAAGATCTGGAGCGCGCCGAGCGGCTCCTGAAGAAGTTCAGCGCTGAGCCTTCCGGCACCAGCGCATAACCGAGCGTCCCCGCAACCCTCGCCGGCTCGGGGCTGATCCACAGCACGCACCTCGCTGCGGTGACGCCCCGACCACCGGCGATCTCTTCCGAGCCATCCATGAGCGGATTCACGGCCACCGGCACCACCAGCGCCACGCCTGATGCGATCGCCAATGCGCCGTTCTGGCCGGCGATTGCACCGGCCGATGTGCGGGCCAGCATGCGCCTGGATGGCACCGTCACCGATGCGCGTCTGCGCCAGGCGATCGTTGCCGCCATGTTGGCGGTCAACGACGCGCTGCAGGCCTGGGCGGATAAGCAGCAGGCGGCCGGCTACGCGGCGTTGAGCGATGTCCCCAGCACGACCGTCGACGGCGTCTCGCGCCGCGTGCAGCTGTACCTGCGTGCGGTGGCGTGTGCCACCGCCGTCGAGGTGACAGAGCGTTACCGCAGCTTCGATGCCACCAACAGCGCCAACCAGCGCGCCGATGACCTGACGCCGAGCATCACCGAATTGCGCCGCGACCAGCGCTGGGCGGTGCGTGATCTGCAGAACCTGCCGCGCAGCACGGTGGAGCTCATCTGATGCGCGTGCACGCCATGCAAGGCGACACCGTCGACCTGCTGTGCTGGCGCCACCTGGGCAGCACGGCCGGCCTGGTCGAGCGGACCTATCTCCTCAATCCCGGCCTGGCCGAACGGGGGGCCGTGCTTCCGCATGGCACCCCGGTGGAGTTGCCCGAGGTAACCACCACCACAGCAGCGATGACGCCGCTCGTGCAGCTATGGGACTGAACTGATGACCGAACCCACCTCCGTCTCGAGCGGCTTTTTGATCGCCACCGGTGTGGGCCTGGCCTCCGTGCTGCCTGGCATCGACGGCGATGCATTGATCGGCGCCTTTGCCGGCGGCGCGCTGTTCGTGGTGTCTGCCACCAAACAACCGCTGCTGGCGCGGCTGATCTATTTCCCGGTGAGCGTGATCGCCGGCTACCAGCTGGCGCCGGAGCTGCTGCGCTGGTTGCCGATCAAGTCCAGCGGCGTCGCCGCCTTTGCCAGCGCCGCTTGCGCCATCACCGTCACGCTGGGCCTGATCGAAAAGAGCAAGTCCTTCGACTTTTCCTTCCTACGTCGTGGAGGTCCGCCCAGTGCATAGCCTGGTCACCATCCTGACGTTGATGGCCTCGCTGGCCATCTGCGTCCGCCTGCTTACCTACCACCGGCCAGTCGATGCGCGTCACCGGCGTGGCGCGGGCTGGTGCGCGTGGTTGCTGATCGCCAGCACCGGCGGCCAGGCGCTGCACATCCTGCTGGCCGGCGCCCGCTCGCAAGTCAGTCTCTGGCACCTGGGCACGTTGATCGTGCTGGCCGTGCTCACCTACCGCGCCCGGGGGAATGTGGCGCGCATCCTGAAGGTCGATTGATGTTTACCGATACCCAACTCGCCTCGATCATGCAGTGCCCGCCGCAACGCGCACAGCGCTGGCACGGCCCACTGCTCGCCGCCGCCAATCGCTTCGGCATCACCACCAAGCGCCGCGCTGCGCATTGGCTGGGCCAGCTCGGCCACGAAAGCCTGAGCCTGTCGCGGATGGAAGAAGGGCTGACGTACACCACCAGCGCCCGGCTGCTGGAAGTCTTCGGCACACGCATCACGCCGGCACAAGCGCCCAGGTTCCTGCGCAATCCGGTTGGTCTGGCCAACTTCGTCTACGCCGACCTGCTGGGCAACGGCAACGAAGCCAGCGGCGATGGCTATCGCCACCGTGGCCGTGGCCCGATGCAGCACACCTTCCGGGGCAACTACCAGCGTATCGGCGAGCTGATCGGCTTGCCGGTCGAAGAGCAGCCGGACCTCTTGCTGCAGATCGAGCCCAGCGCGCTGGGCGCAGCTGCGTACTGGCAGGACAACGGTCTCAACGTCATGGCAGATGCGGGCGATGTGCTTGGCCTGGGCCGCAAGATCAACCTGGGCAACGTGCGGGCCAAGCGTTTGCCCGAAGGCCACAGCGATCGCGTCACGCGCACGCAGCGCGCCTTGCAGATCCTGGGCGTGCCCTGATGGTCACGCGCCTGATCATCCTGCTGGCGTTGATTGCAGTGCTCGTCGGTGGCTGCGTGTGGCAGGAGCAGCGGGTCGGCACCGCCCGGCAAGACCGCGACGCCGCGCTGCAGGCCAAGCGCCAGGCCGAGGCGGAACGCGACAGCGCCAAAACCTCCACCACCGTCGTCACCCAGTACGTCGATCGCGTGCAAGTCGTGCGCGAAGCCGGCGCCACCATCACCCGCGAGATCCCGATCTATGTCACCCAGAAAGCCGATGCTGCTTGCACTATCCCTACTGGCTTTGTGCGGCTGCACGACGCCGCCGCCTCGGGCCACCCTGCCGGGCCGCCCACCGGAGATCCTGATGCACCGGCCGCCGGCATTACGCTCTCTGCCGTCGCCAGCACCGTCGTCGACAACTACACCAGCTGCCACGCCACCGCCGCGCAGCTGAGCGCGCTGCAAGATTGGATCGAGCTGCATCTGCCGGCAGCGACGCCATGATCAAGCCCGCCAGCCTGCGTGCGCATCTGGTCGCGGCGTTGCCGGACCTGGCACGCGATGCCGATCGGCTGCTGGTGTTTATCGACGCCGGCAGCCTGGTCAGCACGTTCCAGCCGGGGCTGTCGTTCGAGTACCAGTACACGCTCAATCTGATCGTGACCGACTATGCCGGCCACCAGGACAGCGTGATGCTGCCGCTACTGGAATGGGTGCAGGTCAATCAGTCCGAGCTGCTGTCCAACCCGGCGCGCCGTGGCGAGATTGCCTTCGAAGCCGACATCCTCGCCAACGATGCCGTGGATCTGTCGATCAAGTTGCCGCTGACCGAGCGCGTGGTGGTGACGGCGAAGGATGGCGGCGGCTATGACATGGCCCACGCACCTGAGCCACAAATCGATCCCACATGGATGAGCTGACCGCGCTGGAGAACTGGGCCGCGCCTCTGCTGGCGCGTTTGGAGCCAAGCGAGCGCCGCACACTGGCGCGCAAGATCGGCACGGAGCTGCGGCGCTCGCAAAGCCAGCGCATCGGCAAGCAGCAGGCGCCCGATGGCTCAGCGTACTCACCGCGCAAGCAGCAGCTGCGGCATAAGGCCGGCCGCGTCAAACGCGCGAAGATGTTCGCCAAGCTGCGGCAGGCCAAGTTCCTTAAGGTCAGCGCCAGCCCCAACGGGGTGAGCGTCGGCTTCATGGGACGGGTGTCTCGTATCGCACGCGTGCATCAGGAAGGACTGAGCGAACAGGTGCGCAAAGGCGGTCCGAGAGCACGCTACGAGAAGCGGGTGCTGTTGGGTCTCACCGCTAACGACAGGCTGCTAATCCACGACCAAGTCTTAAACCACTTAGGCTAGGGCGAGGTATCGAAGGCACTTACGAAAGCCCTAACAAAGCTCATCCATTGAGCGTGATATTGCGGAGTGCTAGGGTGCTGACTTGATCGGCTCAAAAGGAAACCTGATTAGCCCTGACCATCAGCTGGATTTTTGTTGCAGTCCTGCAAATAGCTTCGTTTTACCGATGTTTTCCATGATGTCTGATCTTGGCGCTGCTGATGCGAGGAGCCGGTGCGAAGTTCTTTCAGCGAGGACCCCATGGCGGCCTGGCATTGGGCCGGCTTAGCGATAAGCGCGGAGGTGCTGCAGCTGAAGGTCGGGGCTAATCAGGAAAGGAAATATCCGATGTTGCAAAACATACTGGAACGCCAAATCGCCCGTGTATCAGACTGGTAGGAAAAGCTGAGTTCATTGCCCAGCTATCTTCAAAAAATTTGGCCACCGATGTTTGCATTTAATCTAAAAATCTCATCTTTAATGAAACGATCAACTCACCCCCAAGGAAGAAAATGTTTTTTCACATCGATGAAACCGGCAATACAGGGAATGATCTTTTTAACAGAGATCAACCGAAGCTAGGCTATGGCGTTATATCCAGCAGAACCAATGTCGACGCGATTGGCATCGACCTTCACAGACAAATGCTGCAGGAAATAAAGGCTGGCGAACTTCATGCAAAAGATATGCGGGCATCTGGGATTATTAAAGTTTCAAATCTCCTTTTACACCTTCAGGAGAAGATGAATTTTGATTTTGATTATTATTTTATTGAAAAAAAAACACTAGCCATAGTCATTTTCTTTGACGCGGTATTTGATTCCGAACTGAACCCTGCAGTGAGATGGGAAAGCTATTGGACACCTATGCGGTTCGTTATAATTCACAAATTGGCACATATCATGGACGAAGACTTGCTCCGTAAATCCTGGAGCTTGTGCGCGGATCGAAACATCGAAATGCGCGAGTCAGACATCATCGAATTATTGACAGCAGTGAAAGCAAGAGCTTTGGATAGCGCATTCGACCACAGAAGCAAGGAAGTTATTGCTGACGCCTGCTCGTATGGAATCACGAATCCGTTAGCATTAGATTTTGGATACCAAGATAAAAAAAAAATCCTCTCGCCCAATGCCGTTGGCTTCCAATTTGTAGTGAACTCAATGGCTAGACGAATCAGAGGAAAAGGATTGAAAGACGCATCATCAATCATTGTTGACCAACAGAAAGAATTTAATGAGGCTCAGATTGAAACCCATAGGGTGTTGGGCTTGATGAATCAGGGGCTGCGAAATTGTTCCCCAAGGGATCGGATGGCGATCCTCAATCATCCGCTTTATAAAAACATGGGCGATGCCGAAATATTGGGAATAGGCCACCCCACCAAAGAAATATCCGTACTAGATAGCAAGTATTCGATTGGACTTCAGATCGTCGACATATATCTTTGGATAGCGCAACGAATGATGACAGGACAGCTTCCCCAAGAGCTGCAGAAGTTGGCCAAGAAAATATTCCGTAGATCGATGGTAGACGGCATCAGCATGGACGGGATGGAGGAGCGCTTCCACAAATTTATGGCCGACATCCCTAGCTTTGCAGATCTCTCAGAAGAGCAACTACAGGCAGCCGCGCAACTTGTTGATCAGCACCGAATTAAAGTACGGGAAATGAAGCTTGGGTGAGCTAGCGCTAGCCGGCTAGACAAGTAGCTTGCGTGATCGCGCCTTGTAGGTTTGCATACTACTGCGCGTGTATATTTGCCAATTAGCACTTACAGGGGATTCTACAAGCCCCCCTCTTTCCGCACGTGCAATGGCTTCATTTACTGCGGTAGATCTATCCAGACTTAAAGCCCCAGATCTGATCGAGGCGCTGGACTTCGAGACAATCTTTGCAGAAGCGCTTGCTCAATTCCGCAAGCTACTGCCGGAATTCTCTGCGCTCACCGAAGCCGATCCGGTCTACAAGATCCTGCAGCTGTTCGCGGCTCGCGAGCTCCTGCTGCGCCAGCGCGCCAACGACAAGGCGCAGCAGACCATGCTGGCCTTCGCCACTGGCGCCAATCTCGACCACCTGGGTGCACTGTTCGGTGTAGCCCGCCTTGTGCTCGATCCGGGCCAACGGGATATCGGCCTTGCACCGACCTACGAGTCGGATGTCGACTTCCGCCGCCGCATCCAGCTTGCGCCGGAGGGATTCAGCGTAGCGGGCCCCGAGGGGGCGTACATCTTCCACGCGCTGAGTGCATCCGCTGACGTCATGGATGCCAGCGCGACCAGCCCCGCGCCCGGGCAAGTCCTGGTCACCGTGCAATCGCGCACGGGCGACGGAACCGCGCCGCAGGAGCTGCTGGATGAAGTCGCGGCCGTCCTCGCAGACGACGGCGTACGCCCGCTGACCGATGAGGTCGCAGTGCAGAGCGCCGAGATCATCCCGTATGCCATTCGTGGGCGCCTCTACACCTATGCCGGCCCCGACTCGGCGGTCGTCATCCGTGAAGCGCTGCGCAGCCTGCAGGCCTACCTTGCCGAAGCGCATCGGATCGGCCGCGACGTCCCCGAATCCGCGATCAAGGCCAAGCTGTTCGCCGATGGCGTGCAGCGCATCGAGCTAGATGAGCCCGCCGCCGACATCCGGATCAGCCGGACCCAGGCCGCGTACTGCACGGCAATTGACATCGTGCACGCGGGCATCGATGAGTAGTTCGCCGCTACCGCCCAATGCCACACCGATGGAGCGCGCCTTGGCCGCCGTGGCGTCGCGCCTAGAAGGCATCCCACTACCGTATCCCGACCTGTGGAATCCCGACACGTGCCCGGCCGGACATCTTCCGTGGCTGGCATGGGCGTTGTCCGTCGACGACTGGAAGGCCGACTGGAGCGATGCGGTCAAGCGCTCGCGCCTGCGCAGCGCTATGGCCATCCAGCGACGCAAGGGCACAGCCGACAGCGTGCGGATGGTGGTCGAGTCGTTCGGCGGCGCGGTGGCCATCCGTGAATGGTGGCAGCAGGAGCCACGTGGCGAGCCGCACACCTTCGAGCTGGCGCTGACGCTGACCGGCGCCGATGGACAAAGCGCCAGCGCCCGGTTCGTAGAGGAAGTCTTTGCCGAGGTGGAGCGCACCAAGCCCGTGCGCGCGCACTTCAGCTTCACCCAAGGATTCCAAGCCGAGGCCCGACTCAATGTCGTGGCACGCGGCAGGGTCACCCTGTTCCTGCGCCTGCAGGGCGATGCGAGCTAGAGAGCACAGATGCCCGGACTTAAAATCAAGATCACCACTGCTGGACGACAGGCGCTGGTCAATGCGGAGCAGACCGGTACGCGGGCGGTCACCATTGCCGCCGTGGGACTGACTAGCGCTGCCTTCGTGGCGCAGGCCGGCCTCACCGCATTGCCTTCCGAGATCAAGCGCCTGACGACCATCGGCGGCTTGGTCACGGCGAAGGACACGATCCATGTCTCGGTGCGTGACGAATCGATTGCAGCGTACAGCTGCTACGGCTTTGGCCTGTATCTGGCCGATGGCACGCTGTTTGGCGCCTATGGTCAATCCGAGTTGCTGGTGGAGAAATCCGGCGCGGCCTCGGTACTCCTGGCGCTGGACGTGGTGTTCACCGACGTGGACACCGCCCAGATCATCTTTGGCGACATCAACTTCACCGATCCGGCAGCGACGATCAACGTGCCGGGCGTGGTGCGCCTGGCGACCGATGCCCAAGCCATCGCGGGGATGGACAAGGAGCGTGCGCTGTCGCCGTCCAACCTACTGGCGGCACTGGACCAGCGCCTTGGCGAACGGGGGCCAACCGAATACATCAAGGATCTATTGTCGCGCTCCACCGCAGCAGCGGCACGCAGTGCGCTGGGCATTCGCACGGCTGCCCTGAGCGATGCCGGTCACGGCAATGGTCTGGATGCCGACATGCTGGATGGACGTCAAGGTGACTGGTACCGCGACTTCCGCAACATGCTCAACGTGCCGCAATCATTCCTGTTACCCGGCCAGATCGTGGTCATGGCCTCGCTGTATCCACCCAATGGCCTGCTCGTCTGCGATGGCGCCGAAATCTCGCGTGCCAAGTACGCTGCGCTGTTTGCGGCCATTGGCACGGTCTACGGCGCGGGTGACGGCAGCACAACCTTCAATGTACCCAAGATCAAGGAAGGCACGGTGATCACCCACACCAGTGCGGCCACCGCGGTGGGTTCGTACGACCCCGGCCAGGTCATTTCCCATACGCACGGCGCCAGCGCAGCAGCGGTGGGCGACCACGCCCACTACACTGCTATCAATGCGGCCGGTAACCACGCACATGGCGCGAGTGCCGGGGCGGCCGGTGACCATGCGCACTATGCGTGGACCGATGCACAAGGGCATCACGCGCACGGCGGCAGCACGAGCGCCTCTGGCGATCACCAACATCCTGGCGTGATCCCCTCCGCGTCGATCAATGGCTACGGCGTGTACCGCGAGCGCGACAACGACGCTGCACCGTCTGATGGCTGGACCGGCGCCGGGGGCAACCATGCCCACTCCTTCGGCACCGATGGCGCGGGTAGCCATGGCCATAACATCAGCATGAACGGCGTTGGCAACCACACCCACGACATCGGCATCGCGGAGGGCGGCAATCACGTGCACGACGTGGATCATCGCGGTGCCGGGGCACACGCACACACAATCACCGTCAACGCAGCCGGCGGCATAGATAACCTGCCTGCAGGCCTGCGCATGACCTATTGCATTGCCTACTGAGGTCAAGATGAGCAACCCTCTCCCGCGCACCAGCACCGCCTACGCCTTTGATCCCACCACCGGTGAGTACACCGGCCCGGTGACGGTCTACCTTTCCGAGCTGGAAGGACGCTACCCGTTGCCGCCCAACACCGTTGCCACTGCACCAACGCCGCCTGCAGGGCTATATGAGCGGCACCGCCTGTCGTCCCTCTCAGGGATGTGGGAACTGGTGGCCGATTATCGCGGGGTGATGCTCTACAGCATCGACAGCGCCGTGCCGATCACCAATACGCTTGCCTTGGGAGATGCACTGCCGCAGGGGTGCACCACCTCGCAACCGATGGCTTTCCTACCTAGCGACTACCGCCGCAACGTGTGGGACGCTACACGCAGGAGCTGGCGTGCGGATCCGGACTACAGCGCTGCGCTGGTCTGGGAGAAGGCCACCGGCGCGATCGCGCCACGGCTGGCCGCAGGCGTCGCGTTGCCGGGACAGCTGACCACCGTGGCGCCACCGGTGTCGATCGATGGCACGGTGGTGTGGGACGAAGATGCACAGGCCTGGTCGGTGCAGCCGAAGGTGCCCGAAGTAGCCGCTGTGTAGCCCTGCGCTTTACGTACCAACTGCGGTGCGCAATCCCGTGCGGCCATCGACCATGGCTGTATGGGCAACGCATCCTCCGCACTGAGTAACGCCATTCGCCTCGGCACGGTTGCCGAGGTGAATCTCGCCACCGCGCGATGCCGCGTGCAGGTCGGCGAGATGATGACCGACTATCTGCCTTGGCTAGTCACACTGACCGGCACAACCATCATCTGGTCGGCGCCAGCGATCAGCGAACAAGTCGTGGTGCTCTCGCCGGTCGGCGACCTGGCCGATGGCCTGGTGCTACGCGGTCTTTACTCCGACCAATTCACAGCGCCCGCCACGTCCGACACACTGCACATGCTGCGCTTTGCCGATGGCGCGCAGCTGCAATACGACACCGACACGCATGCGCTGCAGGCGACACTGCCCAGCGGCGGCACTGCAACCATCACCGCCGATGGCGGCATCACGCTCAACGGCCCGCTGACGGTCAACGGCACCACGCAGATCAACGGCGATGTCGGCATCACCGGCACGGCCACGGTCGACATCGACGTGCTTGGCGGCGGGATCAGCCTCAAGCACCACAAGACCACCGGCGTGACTGCCGGCAGCGCGCTCAGCGGTGTCCCGCAGTGATCGGCGTCGATGCCATCACCGGGCGTGTGATCGAAGGCGAGCAACACTTGGCCCAGTCGATCGCCTGCATCCTCACCACGCCCATCGGCACACGCGAGCAGCGCCGCGACTTCGGCTCGCTGCTGCCCGAACTGATCGACCAGCCGTTCAACGGCGCCACCCGCACGCTGCTCTACGGTGCCACGGCTACCGCATTGATGCGCTGGGAGCCGCGCGTGCGCCTGACCCGCGTCGGCCTGGTCGTCGGCGACACGCCCGGTAACTTCGTGCTGACCATCGAAGGCCAGCGCACCGACGTTGCCCCCGCCAATGCGCGCTCGCGCCTGACCATCCCGCTCCGCTTCCGCTCGTCCTGATCGAGGAACCTATGTCCACTGCCTACCACCACGGCGTCCGCGTCATCGAAGTCAGCGCGGGCACGCGCACCATCCGTACCGTCTCCACCGCTGTCGTCGGCCTGATCGCCACGGCCTCCGACGCGGACGAGAAAGTCTTTCCGCTCAACAAGGCGGTGCTGATCACCGACGTGCTCGGTGCGATCGCCAGCGCCGGCATCCAGGGCACATTGCGCGCGACGCTGCAGGGCATCGCCGACCAAACCAACCCGGTGACCATCGTCGTGCGCGTGGCCGAGGACGCAGACGCGGGCAACATCCCAACCAACGTCATCGGAGAGGCCAGGTCCAACAGCTATACAGGCCTGTATGCCTTGCTCGCCGCACAGGCACAGTTGGGCGTGCGCCCGCGCATCCTGGGCGCACCAGGTCTGGACACGCTCCCGGTGGCCAAGCTATTGGCGACCATTGCCAAGAAGCTGCGCGCAATGGCGTATGTGCGACCGGTTGCCGAGACCGTCGCCGAGGCTGTCACGTATCGCGGCCAGTTCAGCGATCGTGAGCTGATGCTGATCTGGCCGGACTTCCTGGCCTTCGATACCGCCACGAGTACCACGACCGCCGCGTATGCCACCGCACGTGCGCTCGGTCTGCGCGCCAAGATCGACACCGAACAGGGCTGGCACAAGAGTCTGTCAAACGTGCCGGTGGCCGGCGTCACCGGCATCTCCAAGGATGTGCACTGGGATCTGCAGGATCCTGCCACCGATGCCGGCGTGCTCAACGAAGGCGACATCACCACGCTGGTGACCTTCAATGGGCAACGCTTCTGGGGATCGCGCACGTGCGCCGAAGACCGCATGTTCGCGTTCGAGACGGCCACGCGCACCGCGCAGATCCTGGCCGACACCATCGCCGAAGGCGTGGCGTTCTACGTCGATAAACCGATGCATCCCTCGATGGTCAAAGACCTGATCGAAACGATCAACGCCAAGTTCCGCGACCTCAAATCGTCCGGTTATCTGATCGATGCCAACGCCTGGTACGACGGCACCCTCAACAGCGCCACCACGCTGGCCGATGGCGCGCTGCGCATCGACTACGACTACACACCGGTGCCGCCGCTGGAGAACCTGCAGCTGTATCAGAAGATCACCACCAGCTACCTGGCCGATTTTGCCGAACGCGTCAACGTGTAACGCACCTGACCTAGATTTCCGGAGAACCCCATGGCGTTGCCCAAGAAACTCAAGGCGCTCAACCTGTTCAACGACGGTGAGAGCTATCTCGGCCAGGTGGTCGAAGTGAAGCTGCCCACACTGTCCCGCAAGATGGAGGAATACCGTGGCGGCGGCATGAATGGTCCGGTCGACATCGACTTCGGTCAGGAGAAGATCGAACTCGAATGGAAGTGCGGCGGCATGATGCGCAGCGTGCTGAATCAGTATGGCTCCACCACGCACAACGCCGTGCAGCTGCGCTTTGCCGGCGCCTACCAGCGCGACGACAGCGGCGCCGTGGATGCCGTGGAGGTGGTCGTGCGCGGCCGCCACAGCGAGATCGATCCGGGTACCGGGAAGTCGGGGGATGACACCGAGTTTTCGGTCAAAACGTCGGCCAGTTACTACAAGCTGACCATCAACGGCGCCACCGTGATCGAGATCGATCTGGTGAACATGACCGAGATCGTCAACGGCGTGGATCTGCTCGCCGCCCAACGCCGCGCCATCGGCGCATGACCCTTTCGGCCTGGTGCTGCCAGGCCACCGTTTGAGACCTTCCGATGACACCCAGCTTTTCCCCAGCCGTCTCCCTCGACCAGCCCATCGTGCGCGGCGAGCAGACCATCACCGATCTCACCGTGCGCAAGCCTGGCGCCGGCGAATTGCGCGGCCTCAAACTCACCGACGTGCTGCAGTTGGACGTCACCGCGCTGGCGACGCTGCTGCCGCGCATCTCTTCGCCCACGCTGACCACCGCCGACGTCAATGCGATGGATCCGGCCGACCTGCTTGCCCTCGGCCAGGAGGTGCAGCTTTTTTTCTTGCCGAAGGCCCAGAGGGAAGCGGACTTCCAGACTGCGTAGAGGATGCGATGGCCGACATCGCGGCCATCTTCCACTGGCCGCCGTCTGAAATGAACGGCTGGTCGCTGCACGAACTCACGGCGTGGCGCGAGCGTGCACGCCTGCGAAGCGGAGCAGAATGATGCTGCACCTACTTACCCGCGAGGCCGCCTAAATGGCGGCCTCTGACAATCTGCGCCTGCAGGTCATCCTGGCCGCCGTCGACCGCGCCACCGGCCCGTTCCGGCGCGTGTTGAGCGGTAGCCGCGGCGTTGCCACCGCACTGCGCAACCAGCGCGATGCGCTGCGCCAACTCAACAGCCAGCACCGCGATATCGGCTCCTACCGTGAGCAGGTCGCGGTGGCGCAGCGTGCCAAGGCCGCGCTCGATGCGCAGCGCCAATCGGTCCGCACGCTTGCCCAGCAGATCAAGGCCACGGGCACGCCCACCACCGCCATGACGGCGCAGTTCGAACGCGCCGTGCGCACCGCACGCGAACTCAAGAGCGCACACGGCGCGCAGGAGGCCGGCCTGCAGCGTCTGCGCGGCCGGCTGGAAACCGCCGGGATCAGCACGCGCGAGCTCGTCACGCACGAGCGCCGCCTGCGTAGCGAAATCGAGAGCACCAACACCGCCATGCTTGCCCAGCAGCAGCGCCTGGTGGCGATCGACACCGCCCAGCGTCGCAGCGCCCGGATCCAGAGCGCTGGCCTGCAGGCCAGCGCCTACGGTGCCGGCATGGCGTTCTCCGGCCAGCGCGCACTGGAGGCCTCGGTGCTGCCGATCAGCGATGCGATGGAATTCGAGTCGGCCATGGCCGACGTGCGCAAGGTCGTGGACTTCAAGACGCCGCAGCAGTTTTTGCAGATGGGCCGCGATGTCGAGAACCTCTCGATGCGGTTGCCGATGTTGCCGGCGGAGATTGCCAAGATCGTCGCAGCCGCCGGCCAAGCGGCCATCCCGCGCCAGGAGCTGGTCCGCTTCGCCGAGGACGCGGCCAAGATGGGCGTGGCCTTCGACAGCAGCGCCGAGGAAGCTGGCCAGACCATGGCCACCTGGCGCACCGCTTTCCGCATGGGCCAGGCTGAAGTGGTCGTGTTGGCCGACAAGATCAACTACCTCGGCAACACCGGTCCTGCCAGCGTCAACAAGATCAGTGCGGTGGTGAACCGCATCGGTGCGTTGGGCGAGGTCGCCGGCCTGCAGAGCGGGCCGTTGGCCGCGCTGGGTGCCACCGTTGCCGGCATGGGCATCGAGTCGGAAGTCTCGGCCACCGGCATCAAGAACATGCTGCTCACCCTTGCCTCGGGCGAGTCGGCCACCAAGAGCCAGCGCGAAGCGTTCGACAAGCTCGGCATCAAGGCCACCGCCATGGCCCAGGTCATGCAGAAGGATGCCGGCGGGGCAATCATGTCGGTGCTGCAGAAGCTGCGCGCACTGCCTAAGGCCGAGCAGGCCGCGACGATGACGCAGCTGTTCGGCCGTGAGTCAATCGGCGCGATCGCACCGCTGCTGACCAATCTTGAGCTGCTGCAGGGCAACTTCGCCAAGGTGGCCGATGCGCAGCGCTACGGCGGCTCGATGTCGGCCGAGTACGCGTCGCGGGTGGCCACCTCGGCCAACTCGCTGCAGCTGCTGAAGAACACCGCTGTGGTGGTGTCCCAGTCGATCGGCCAGACGCTGCTGCCGCAGGTCAAGGAACTGACCGAGCGTACTGCTGCGGTGGTCGGCCAGGTCACGACGTGGATCCGCGCCAATCCGGTGCTGGTGGGTGCGATCGCCAAGGTAGCGATCGGTGCCGCCGCATTGGTGACGATCCTGGGCGGACTGCTGCTGGCCGGCGGCGTGGCCGCGATGGCGTTTTCGCAGATCCACGGCGCCGTCTCGCTGCTGTCGGGCGGCGGCGGGTTCGGTGCACTGATCCGTCAGGTGGTGGCGTTCGGCGGCCGCGTGCTGCCCATGCTCGCCAATGGCGCGCGCCTGCTGCTGCCGCTACTCGGTGGCATCAGCCTGCCGGTGCTGGCGATCGGTGCGGCCGTCGCTGCAGTGGCGCTGCTGGTGTGGAAGTACTGGGGGCCGATCAAGGCGTTCGCGATCGGCATGTGGCAAGGCATCGTCGAGGTGGCCGCGCCGGTGCTGGTCGAGCTGCAGGCCGTACTCGCGCCGCTGGGTCAGGTGTGGGACACCTTGGCGGCGGCGATGAGCCAGGCCTGGGCGTGGGTCAAACAGCTGCTGACGCCGTTCGAGGCCACCACCGCGCAGTTGCAAGGTGCAACGCAGGCCGGTCGCGGCTTCGGCCAGATCCTAGGCGCGGTGCTGGTCACCCAACTGCAGCTGGCAGTCAAAGCGATCGGCTGGCTGGTGCAGGCGTTTGTGTTTGTGCTGCCGGTGATCAAGCAGATCCTCGGCGGCGTGTGGCAAACGGTCCAGGGCACCTGGTCGCTGATCGTGGGCGTGTTCACCGGCAACGGCGATCGCATCCGCCAAGGGCTGCTGCAGCTGTGGGCCGGCATCAACCTGCAGTTGGCCAACTGGCCTGCCCGGATGCTGCAGGCCGGCGCGGACATGATCAGCGGCCTTGTCCAGGGCATCCGCTCCAAGCTCGGCGACGCCGGCAATGCGATCGCCAGCATTGGCAGCGGTGTGGTCGATCGGTTCAAAGGGCTGCTCGGCATCCACAGCCCCTCGCGCGTGTTCGCCCAGTTGGGTGACTTCACCATGCAAGGCCTCACCGTCGGCCTGCAGCGCGGCCAAAGCGCCCCTGTGCAGGCCGTCACTGCGCTCGGTGACCGCATGCGTGCGGTGGGCGCTGGGCTGGCCTTAGCGACGGCCACAGCGCCGCTCGCAGCGATCGATAGCCGCGCGCCGTTATCCGCACCAGCGCGGGCACCCGGCGCACCTGCAGGCGGCGCCAGCTACGTCATCCACGTCCATGCCTCGCCCGGCATGGACACCACCGCACTGGCGCGCGAAGTCGCCCGCCAACTTGAAGAGCGCGATCGGCGCACAGCGGCAGCCCGCCGCTCCAGCCTGCGCGACGACTGAGGATCCGCCCCGATGATGATGTCCTACGGCACGTTCGTGTTTTCCCTGGACAGCGCCGCCTTCTTGCAGTTGCAGCGGCAGATGAGTTGGCGCCATGCCAGCAGCGAGCGCATTGGCGCGCGTTCGGCCAGCCAATTCCTGGGCCCAGGCGATGACACCATCGAGCTCTCTGGCCTGATCGCTCCCGAACTCACCGGCACGCGCGCCTCGCTGGACACGCTGCGCGAACTCGCAGCTGATGGTGAGCCGTTACCGTTGGTCGACGGTGCCGGCGTGGTCTATGGGCCGTATCTTCTGCTAACGATCAACGAGACGGCCTCGCTGTTTTTCGAGGACGGCACCCCGCGCCGAATCGAGTTTCAACTGAGCCTGCGACGCGCAGACGACCTGGCACCCAGGGCGAGCGCCGTATGAGTTATCCGATTCCGCAGTGGCGCGTCGTGCTGGATGGCATCGACCTCACCGAGCGCATTGCGCCGCGCCTGCGCGACCTCACCCTCACCGAATGCCGGGGCGGCGACGCTGATCAGCTGGACCTGAGCATCCACGATCACGACGGCAAGATGGCGCTACCCAAGCGCGGCGTGCGTCTGGCCGTCGCACTGGGTTGGAAGGCCACCGGCCTGGTCGACAAAGGCACGTTCCTCGTCGACGAGGTGGAGTACAGCGGCGCACCGGACATCATCACCGTCCGTGCGCGCAGTGCAGATCTCACCGCCGGCATGCGCACACGGCGCGAACGCAGCTGGCACGACACCACGCTCGGCACGGTGCTCAACGCATTGGCCGGCGAGCATGGGCTGACACCCCGCGTGGCTGAAGCGTTTGCGCGCACCAAGCTGCCACACCTCGACCAGGCCAATGAGAGCGATATGAATCTGCTCACGCGCCTGGGGCGACGCTTTGACGCAGTCGCGTCGGTCAAGGCCGGAGCGCTGCTGTTCGCTCCGATCGGCGCCGGCACCACGGCAACCGGCAAGCCGCTGGCTACCGTCACGCTGACGCGCCGCGACGGCGACCAACATCGCTACTCGGTGGCCGACCGTGATGCCTACACCGGCGTGCGCGCTTACTGGACGGACAAAGGCAAAGCGCGCCGGCAGTCGGTACTGGTCGGCACCGACGACAATGCAAAGCGACTGAGCGAGTCGTATGCGGATGAGGCCACAGCACGTCAGCATGCACGCGCGGAGCTTGCGCGGATCAAGCGCGGCCTGGCGAAGCTCGACTACACCTTAGCGATCGGACGGGCTGACCTGTTTCCAGAACAACGCCTCACGATGAGTGGCTTCAAACCGGAGATCGACGGGCAGTCCTGGCTGATTGCAAAAGTCACACATACGATCAACGGCTCCAGCGGCTTCACCACCGCGCTCGAACTGGAGACCGCGGCGTAAGCGCTCGCGCAGCATTGTTCACTCTGCGGCAGGCTGCCGGGAGGGGCAGCTCACCAACACGCCATTGCTCAGCACCCGATACAGTCCCTGCTCGCTCTCAGCATGCGCGGCAGCCAGGGCATACGTGGCGTAACCAGGTGCCTGCAACTGGTGCCGGCGCAATGTCAGGCCGCCTTGTCTGGACACCAAGATTTCTGGGAAAAACGTAGCTCCGAGAGATGCGGCATGTGCCGTTAGTAGGTAATCGCCAACCTGTCGGATCATGCAGGCATCCATGCGTCGTTGCGTCGAGGATTGAGGATCCTACGGTAACGTGCGCGCCCCTTTTATCAGCACATCCCTTATAGGATTTGTGGGGATTTTCTGATAGCTCGGCAGATGCAGCTGGCGTAGCTTTCATCCTGGATGTCAGGTCATCTCGCGCTGCCAGGGGGGCGGCGACTGGATCGCAAGGAGCGACGCACCGACACCTGGAAAGCCACCGGCACGCACCGGCGGCTTTTTTTGCGCCGATGCCATGCTTTGTGACGCTCGTCACTCCAACGTCGCATGCCCAGTGCCGATGACGCACTCTTTTGCGAGAACCAGCTGTCCTATCTGCAGCTTGATTACGACTTCTTTTTTTTACGGCCGCCCATGTTGATCTGCATGTTGCTTTGATCGATATCGCCCGTATTGGTCAGCATTTGAGCAACCTGGCTGCTGTCGTTGAACGTCACAACAGGCGCAGCTTTCTCGCCAGCCGATCGCGGCGATACAAGGTTGGACAACATTGCGGCGCGAAGCTCTTGCGGTGCCGCACGAAACGCAGCCAACAGCGCTGCCTCAGACGGATCCAACTCCGCCCTCTGTTCCAGTAACACATACATGACGTCAACGCCGCGAGCATGCGCGGCCAGTAAGTAGGCTCCACCCGGCATGTTCTGATCTTTCTCGAAGTACAGCTGCGCCCACTTTGATACGCCGCAGGCCTCGGCCATCTCCTGCTGCGTCAAGCGCAGGCGCTTGCGTTCTTCCTTCAGGCGTTTCCCTACAGTCACTCGGTTTTTCCTTATGTTGACAAAATTGGCGTTAACGCCAACAATTTCCAAAACGCAGGTAACCCGCCCCCATGCCCCGCAAAAGCCAAGCACAGCAGCAGATCTCCGTCCGAACCCCAGTTCAAGCCCGGCAATGGTTGGTATCCAACGGAGTCACGGTCTCCGGGTTCGCCCGTCAACTTGGGGTGAACCGCACTGTCGTTGACGACCTGCTCCGTGGGCGCTCTCAAGGCAAATACGGCGATGCGCACACTGCCGCAGTCGCTCTTGGTCTCAAGGCACCGCCGGATTATGCCGCAAAAATCCAAACCTCCAAGCGCTCGAGGGGGTGAGCATGTTCTGCAGGAAGAAGGTTGTTTTCAGCTGCGAGGCCTGCGGGAGCAGGCTCATCAAGCGCACCAGTTCGCTGGCGCACAAGTATCTGCGCCACGATTCCTACGTGTGCGAGAACCCCATGTGCGGAGCCACGTACACCGGCCACTCGGAGCTGACGGGCATCGCCAGTCCCAGCGGCGTGCAAACCGCGCACAGTGAATTACCGCCCACGCCTGCGTTGGAGCGTGCTCTAGCGCTGCAAGCATTCCGCGAGTCAGTCGGCGACCGCCAGCTGGATCTGATCACTGCCGGCGGGGAGCCGGCGCTCCCGCTCTAACTGAGACCCCCTATGCGAAACACCCTTGATTGGGCGGCACTGCCGCCCACGGCGAAGCTTTGCCTGCAGGTTGCGCTGCTGCATGACGGCCTGTTGCAGACCGAGCATGGCTACATCGGCTGCAATGCGCCTGCCGATACGCAGGAGCGCTTCGGTGCAGTGGTCGTTGCCCAACTCATGCAACAGGGCCTGGTCACCGCCGACAGTCTGGACGAGCGCCGCGTCGCTTTGACCGACGCAGCCGTCGCGCTGTTCTACATGAACACGCCACAGACCGGGGTGGAGGCATGAGGGCCTCCAATGGTTGGTTCGGCGCGCAGGAGCCACGCTTCGTCGATGCCGGATCACATGCACCCCAGCGCGTCGCCCCGAGTGCCAAGCACGCCGAGGCGCTCGCCCTGACCGCTGCGGTCGAGGCCCACCGCCTTGCTGGCGGCAATTACGTCGTTCTCGACGGCACCCCAGCCACGCCCGCGCCTCGGCGCCGGCCAGGCGCGTAAGGACATCCATGCAAGAGGATCTGCGACAACAGGTGCTGACCCGGCTTGAACGGGACTACGGACTCAAGCACCGTAGCGGAACACCCTACATGCGCGGCGGCAAGTGCCCGTCCTGCAGCAAGAAGGAGCTCTACACCAACCACCTCAAGCCGTGGGTGGTGAAGTGTGGCCGCTTGTCCAAGTGCGGCCGCGAGCTGCATGTCAAAGACCTCTACGACGATCTGTTCGACGACTGGTCCAAGCGGTTCCAGCCGACGCCGGCCGCACCCAATGCGGCAGCAGATGCCTACCTGCAGTTCTCCCGCGGCTTCGATCTGGCACGGCTCAAGGGCCTTTACACCCAGGACAGCCACTACGATCGAAAGATCAGCGCGGGCACTGCGACGGTACGCTTTGCGCTGGTGAAGGGCGGCTGGTGGGAGCGCCTGATCGATCGCCCGCATCGCTTCGGCAAGCAGAAGGCACGCTTCGCTCCAGGGCAAAGCTATGTCGGCGTGTGGTGGGCCGCTCCGGCCACCCTGACCGCCATGAAGACAGCACGCGAGGTGTGGATCGTTGAGGGCATCTTCGATGCCATTGCGCTGCTGCAACACGACATCTGCGCGGTCTCGGCGATGTCCTGCAATGCCTACCCGGAAGAGTCGCTGCGTGAGTTGGCCAAGGCACGCGCCGCCGACCTCCCCACACTGGTGTGGGCGCTGGATAACGAGCCGAGCGCACGCGGCTACACCCACCGCCACATCAAGCGCGCTGCGACGCTCGGGTTCAAGTCGCGGGCTGCGCAGATCGTCCAGCGCGATGGCAAGAAGACCGACTGGAACGATCTTCATTTGCGCGCCCTGGCGTCCGAGGATGCCAACCAGTGGGACAACGACCTGGCTCAGGCGCGTTATCAGGGCGACCTGCTCACCGCCCGCTCGGCCGTGGATAAGGGCTTGCTGATGTTCGAGCATGATGGTCGGACCGATTTTTGGCTGGAATTCAGCTCGCGCCTGTATTGGTTCGACTTCGACGCGCTGCGCTTCGAGAAGTTTCAGCGCGAGATCGAGCCGGAGGAAGACGGCGAACTGGACCCGGAGAAGCTGGCCAAGATCCGGCGCGCGTCCTGCACAGTCCAGAAGATCGCCAACTGCTACCCAGAGGCGCTGTATTTCCAGCGCCACGAGGTCACCGACGAGAGTTGGTATTACTTCCGTGTCGACTTCCCACACGATAGCCCGAGCGTCAAAGGCACCTTCACCGGCGGCCACGTCGCCAGCGCTTCGGAATTCAAAAAGCGCCTGATCTCGCTCGCGGCCGGCGCCATGTTCACCGGCACCGGCCACCAGTTGGATCGCCTCATCGAGGAGCAGACCGAGGCGATCAAGACCGTCGATGCCATCGACTTCGTGGGCTACAGCAAGGATCACCGCGCCTATCTGCTCGGCGACATCGCCGTACGCGAAGGCGAACTGGTGACCGCCAACGAAGAGGACTACTTCGAGTTCGACAAGCTGCGCTTGAAGACCACACAGAAGTCCATCCGCCTGGAAATCCAGCGCGACGCCGAGGCGTTCCGCACCGACTGGCTGCCCTGGCTGTGGCTGTGCTTCGGCACCCACGGCATGGTGGCGATGACGTTCTGGTTAGGCTCGCTGTTTGCCGAGCAGATCCGCGCTGCACACAAGAGTTTCCCGTTTCTCGAAGCCACCGGCGAGGCCGGCGCCGGCAAGACCACGCTGTTGACGTTCCTCTGGAAGCTGTTGGGCCGATCCGACTATGAGGGCTTCGATCCGGCCAAGTCCTCCAAGGCCGGCCGCGCGCGCGCCATGGGCCAGGTCTCCGGCATGCCTGTCGTGCTGTTGGAAGCCGACCGCAGTGAGCCGGACAAGGCGCATGCGAAGACGTTCGAGTGGGACGAACTCAAGGACTTCTTCGGCGGCGGCACGCTGGCCACGCGCGGTGTGCGCAACGGCGGCAACGAGACCTACGAGCCGCCGTTCCGCGGCACCATCGTGATCAGCCAGAACGCCGCCGTGGACGCGTCCGAAGCGATCCTCACGCGCATCGTGAAGCTGCACTTCAAGCGGCCGCAGGTCACGACGGAAAGCCGCATCGCCGCCGACAACCTCAACGCGCTGCAGGTGGAGGAAGTCAGCCACTTCCTCGTGCGCGCCATCCGCCAAGAGCGCGCCATCCTGGATCTGTTCGCCGAGCGCGTGAAGGTCTTTGAGGCCAAGCTGCGTGCCCAGCAGGATCTGCGCCTGGAACGCGTCATCAAGAACCACGCCCAGATGCTGGCGCTGTTCGATTGCCTGCGCCTGGTCATCACCGTGCCCGACGAGGTGGTCGAGAGAACACGGCTCGCGCTACTGGACATGGCGCTGGAACGCCAGAAGGCAATCAGTGCCGACCACGCCATGGTCAACGAGTTCTGGGAGGTCTACGAGTATCTAGAGGCCACTGGCCACGGCAAGGCCGTGGTCAACCACAGCCGTGATGCCCAGCGCATTGCCATCAACCTCAACCACTTCGCCGCACGCGCGGCGCAGTTCAGCCAGGGCGTGCCGGATTTGAAAGTGCTGCGCGCCCTGCTGAGCGACTCGCGCCGGCACAAGTTCATCGGCGCCAACGTCGCCGTCAACAGCGCGATCCTCAAGGACGAGCTGACTGGCGTAGGCACCACCGTCAAATGCTGGGTGTTTGCGAAATGAACGCCCTGGCCCATGTTGGAAATTTTGGGATTTTTACATTGACAGCGCCCCAAGGACGGAGCAACTATTACACCGTCGCCGCAAAATCGGCGACCGGGATTGGCGTCCCGACTACCAAAGGCGCAACAGCGCCCATCGATCGATGCCAGGCGCTTTTTTCTCGCCCGGCGTTCGCTCGGGCGCGTGCCTGCCAGTTCTATGGCGGGCGGTGCGTGGGGGCCGCAAGGTCCGCCGGTAGCCTTTGGGCCGGTACGCCAACCCGCACCGTCCGCCACCCCGATTGGCGTCGGGGTGGCGGATTCCAACTACCAAAGGAATCCTCTATGTCCTACGACGCTCAAGAAGCGCCGGCCGCTGCCGCGCGCCAGATCGCCCACTATTTCGGCCTGATCGCCGACACCCTCGACTGGAACCATACCGCGTGGCTGCACCTGACGGCACGTCTGGAAGGCACTGGCAAGGCAATCCACGCTCTTACGCTTGCTGACGTTGATGCAGCCATCGCTACCGTCGATGCGTTGTATGCGGAGGCGCAGCGATGAGCGCCAACAAACAATTCCGCGTTTGCGCCGGCGTCGTGCTCAGCTTCGAAATGATGCAGAGCTACGCCATGGTGATGCTGCACTCCGATGCGCTACACGATGTCGCCCCGGTGCTGATTGCCTGCGAGTCGTTCGCGGCCGCTGACGTGATGCTGGGTGGCGATCGCCAAAGCATCGTGCTTGGGCACTTGCACGTTTGCATGCGCGCCGACCGCGCGGCCGACGTGTTCGATTGGTTGCAACGCTTCTTTATTGCTGCGGGAGGTGCGCGATGAGTGCTGCCCATCTGCAGACTTGTTGCCCAGCGATGCCGACTACGCAATCAACGAAGAAGAGCACGACCGACTATGGCGTGCGCAGCAGGCAGTCAGCCTGCTGGCCACCATCAATCAGGACGTGGCAACCCGCGCCAGTGTGGGACACGACGGAGTTGCCGCGATTGCCGATTACATCCAGGAAGAGTTGCTGGACATCTTGTCGAGCGCTTGGCATCTGCGCGAACCACTCAATCCGCCTACCGGGGCTGATCTGATCTAACCCCCTTTTCAGCGGGCCGGCGGGCGGTGCTGTAACACCGCCCCAAGGCCCTCCACCAACGCAACTTTGGAGAGTCGATATGCAACAGCAAACTGGAACACGTCCAGCCGCGGCAGCACGTTCGCTGGCTTCGGGCACCGGACCTAACGCGGAGGCTAGCACGCCGGCCGTCGTCGCCTACGATCGCAGCATGGGCGACTGCTCAGCGACCATCACCATGCACGTCACACATGGTGCAGTCGTGGTCATTGCAAAACTGAACATGGGACCGCTTCGCCAGGTGCGTCAGTCCTGGGAGCGGCGTCGCGGCACCGGCTGGAAGCTCATCGATGGGCCTCGCCTGTGGACAACGGTAGATGACCGCATCAGCACTGAGTTGGCTGAGTTCATGGATGGCCTGGACTTTCCGTTTGCTCTGGCCAACATGCTGCCGCGCAGGCCGACTGCGGCGGCTGCAGCAGCGGTCGCGCAGGCCGCGCGGGAGGTGGCGCATGGTTGAGTTGCTCGCTCTTGTGGTGGTCCTGGCGCCGGCGGCCGGTGGCGCGTTGGTCTACAAGCTGTGGACGACGCGCCGTCCGCGCCTGACTCAAACCGGCCTGGCCGTCGGACAGGTGCCGCAGCGCCTGCGTCGCCGCACCCGCATGGCTGTGCGGCGGGAGACTGCTCATGGCTGAGTCGGTCATTCTTCTCGGCCCACAGGGCAGCTGCAAATCGCTCAACGCCGGGGCTATGTGTCAAAAGCTTGGCCTGCAGGAGGTCATCGCGCTGGACGATCTGTTTTTCGCGTTCCGCTCTGATCGCCTGGAGTCTTCCGGGCAGCTGATCCTGACCTGCAACGAGCAGCAGGCCCGCACCTGGTCGGTGCGCTGGCGCTTGCGCCTCATGCGTGTGGAGGAAGCACGCGCCCAGCTCGGCGCCAAATGGAGGACGCAGCCATGAACCTGCAGCGCACGATCGAGATTGCGCGCGCCGCAGCGCGTTTGGGAGAGCCTGGCCCCTTGTCCACCGGGGAGGCGCTCACCGCCGCTCTGGTGCTGAATCGCCACGACTGGCTGGCCGAAATGGGCTACACCATCGCACAGGCGCTGGACCGAATCGACTCCGACACAGCGCAACATCTCCGGGACGCCGAACGCGTGCTGCGCCTGGAGGTACCGTGACGCAACGTCAGGTCGACCACGACAGTCCTCTGCCGCCGTGCACGAACGGCCACCTCGCTCGCCACATGCTCGACGCCCGCCGCCACGAGGCGGGCGGCGGGCATTTCATCGAGTGCGTATGTGGGCGCACGCAGAAGCATCCCAGCTTCGAGTTGGCCATGACCGAATGGCGGCGTGCTCATCGCATCCGCGCGCCCCGTCAGCCACGGCCCAGCACCCAGAACGTCGTGCAGCTCGGCCTGCGCCTCACCGGTGCGCGCCAACGATGATCGACGGCGCAAATATGGAAGGGTTTCGCAGGGCTTGCGAGGCACGTCACTGGCTGCGGCAGGGCTACACGGATGCAGCCAAGGTGCAAGAGCTGAGGCTTCGCATTGCAGCTGAGCGCGGCTACGCCGCTGCTGACTTGCTCGTCGAGGAAATGCGCGAGCAGTGGCGACGTCGGCGGGAGTGGACCCAGAGGCCAAGTAAGTGAGCAGCCCGGTAATTACGTTCGAGGATCTGCGCCGCCTTTGCGCGCCGGTCGGTCCTGCTCCACGCGCATCCACGGTTGTGCGCTGGGCGCGAGAGCAGGGAATTCTTTACAGGTACGACGGAAGGGGCGGCATCTGGACAACCCTGGACGCGCTCAACGCTGCAGTGGGGCTGGCCCCGAAAGCCGCTGAGCCACATAACAAGGAGCTGATCTGATGGGACGCGGCAGGAAGCGAAAGTTCAACCCTAATATCCCCAGGCACATCGACCAAGACGCCCTCCCGAAGGGCGTCTACTGGGCAGATGGGCGCTGGTACATCATCGAACCGCATCCCGAGGGCGGTCCCATGAGGAAACGCACCATTGCCTATGCGGATGCGAGGCTTTCCGACCTCCACGCGGCCAGGGAGGCATCCCGTGGTGCCGGCTTGGTCGGCTCCCTGCAGTACCTGGCCAACGCGTTCAAGCTATCCACCGAGTACCGAGACCTGTCTCGCAGCACCCGCGACGACTACGATCGCCATGCCGAGGTGGCTTGCGGCTACGTGCTGAAAGACGGCAGCCTGTTCGGGAGCCTGCTGGTGGACCGTCTGGCCGTTCCTCTGGTGCAGCGCCTGGTCGAAGCGCTCGCCAAGGGGCGAGAAGCAAGCGCCGTCCAGCCGGCGCTGCTTGCCCGTCCGTCCACCGCCAATCACACGCTGCGGTATCTGCATCGCTTGTTTGCTTGGGGCATACGCATGGGCCATTGCAAGACCAACCCGGCCAGCGGCGTGCGCGGTGCGAAAGAGCGCGCGGATGCAAAGATGCCGGATCCACAATCGTTCATGGCGGTGCTTGAGTTCGCCAAGTCACGCGCTGCGTTACCGCTGCACGCAAAGGGATCGGTCCCGCCATACATGCCGGCGGTCATGGTACTGGCCTACAACGCACGTCTGCGCGGTATTGAGGTGACCGACCTGACAGATGCGGACGCGCTACAGCAGGGAGTGCGCTGTACGCGCCGCAAAGGTTCTCGCGACAACATCACCGCCTGGAACGATGATCTGCGATGGGCATGGATCTGGCTGCGGGACTACCGTGCCCAGCGGATTCAGGCACACAAACGGCCGGTTCCGCTGCGCCCCGACCAGCGCGGCCTGTTGGTCACCCAGACCGGGACGCGCTTGGCCCGATCAACATTGAAGACGGCCTGGCAGCGCTTGATCACGGCAGCGATCGAGGCCGGCGTGATCGCGGAAGAGTCTCGCTTCACGCTACATGGTCTCAAGCATCGCGGCATAACCGACACACGCGGTACACGGGCGCACAAGCAAGACGCCGCAGGGCACGTCACCTCGCAGATGACGCATCGCTACGATCACGAGTTGCAGGTGATCGCGCCACCAACACTGCCTACCGATGACGCACTTGCAGGCGCATTGGCATTCGCTGACTTGGTGAAGCCCTCAGATCCGTGA